GCAGAGCGTATGATGCCTGTCCATTTTTTGTTGCAAGTCCTGTAGATGAAAGACGTGCAGCCGTTGCCGTTACGATGTCAAAGGCTTGCGCCCAAATACCATCGATTGCATTAAAATACACCAATTCACCTGCAGCAAGATTGTTGTTTGTTCCTGCAACTATTCCTTTGTCACCGAACCAAAAGTGACGTTGAAATACCTCTGAAACTGTGTCTTGAAGTTGTTCAATAATGAAAGCAGCAAGTTCAGTAGAAGTGAAATCAGATTTGTTTACACCTGCATTCAACATCCATTGAACAAACGTGTCCATAAATGTTTGATAACACTCTTCGTACCTGTCTCCAATGTATTTCGGTGACCAAGTTTTTTCGATTGTATCAAAACCCCAAGTTGTGTTAGAAGGCGTAGGACACGCAGTAAGTTTTTTACCGCTCAATCCTGTGTGACGCCCCCAAATGATAAGTTGTTTATCTGCTTTGATTCCCTCTTGGACAGTTACCAAAGAAGTCAACACAGGGTCTGCAAAGAATCCCTCAAAGAGAGTTTCGCTCATTGATGTCACCTGTTGTGGTGAGAGAGCGGGAAGGTTGTTAATGATTGCCATTTTTTATCAGTTGTTTTTTATTAGTTTGATTTTAGTGAGCGATTGTGTTACGCTTTTTTGATTTGTTTTTTAACTCTTGGAAACGTGCTTTAATTTCCTCTTTTGTGAGTTCAGTTGTTTTATTTACCGACTTACTAAACTGAGGTTGTGCAGAAGGAACACTCGCAGAAATCTTCATTTTCTGCAGGTGATTTGTGATTGTTTGCACCTCTGCTAACATCTGTGCGTTTTCTGCTTTCAATGCTTGATTGTCGGCTTCAAGAGTTGCAATAATTTCATTGAGTGCATCAAGTTGTGTTTTAACATCTGCATTCATTTTTTCTTCCTCTTTTTTTGCAGCCTCATCTTCATTTTGTGCTGCCTCAGGTTTCATTACCTCTGTAATTTGACCCTCGGTAACCATAATAGTTGTGCCATCTGCCAACTCATACGTTCCGTTTGCAGGTTCTCCATTTACTGAAACCATATCACCTACAGAGGGAGTTGACCCACTCATTTCGATTTCAAGTTCAGTTCCATCTGTAGTTGTAACCATGTCATTGAATACAACTCCGTGTGCTTTCAAAGCAGCAAATGCCTCTTTGAAAATTTTTCCGATTTTACTCATTTTTTCTTTTGTTTTGTTTTTATGTTTGATTGTTGCGTAAGCCTTTACAGGTTGTAATATAGTTGTAGCAAATTTCAATTCGTGTGCAGTATCCGCAGGAATGAGTTTATCTTCTTTCATAAGACTTTGCAAAGTTGTCTTATCTCCTCCTGTGTGAGTGATATAAAAATCTATAAGTTGATTTTCAATACCACGCAACTCTTCTGCCTTTTTTTCTAATACATCGGCATCACCTTCGCCAAATGTCCACGGGTTGTGTATTAAGAATTGAGAATTTGGATACAACTCACGCTTAGTTCCTGCTAAAAAAATCACAGTTGCAATTGATGCAACTAAACCGACACCACGTGTTGTAATTGGTTTTTCAAGAGACAGCAGGTAGTTATATATTGCAAAACCTTCAGAGACCTCACCGCCACCACTATTGATATTGACGATGTACTCATCTACGTTGCCTATTGTGGCAACTTGTTCCATAACACTACGTAAAGAATTTTCAGAATCGCTGCCGATACCGCCAATGATATTGATGAATCCTTTTTTCATTTTACAAATGTATATGCGTTGTATTTCAAGTCAATTGCAAAACTATGCAACTTTTTTTAACATCAATTTCTCTGCTCTGTAGATAGTCGCTACAGAGACGTTGTATTCTTCTGCAACCATCAAAAGTATGTTTTTTCTTGGTGTCCTCGTTAGTCGAATGTTGAGATATTGCACCCTCAAAAATATCTGATAATACAACACAGCCTTAGGTGCAAGCAATCCTGCTCTTATCAAACAAGACAACGTGCCATCCTGTGTGATACGCTCAATAGTTTTATAGAGTGCTTCTGCTTTCAATTACGCTGACTCGATTTTGAATGTTGTTTATTTCTGCAACCGATACAACAGGTGTAGGTGCTGCAGCAAATCCACGCACAATTGCATTCTCTACAACATTTGCCGTTTGCATTAGAGGTTGTGAAATTGTGGAACTTGTAAACCCACCATCTGCGAACGGCTTGACTCCTGTACGTCTCCATTGCTCAAGTGATGCAAATAAATTTGGTGCTTGTCTTATTTGCCAATTCGGTGAAACGTATTCCGTTCCTGCCTCCCCTGCCAAATTCATTTTTCCTGCACCTGCCCACATTGTAGGTTGTGAAATAAAACCACCTAAAAAATTAGAGGATATTCTTGGGTTGTATTGTTTGATTGCATCGGAAACTGTGTATCCACCATCTGCGTATTTTGTCGCCATTATTTTTGCTGTGCTGACAATAAAACGTGTAACGGCTGCGGCTGTACGCAAACTTGCAAGAGTTGCAGATGCAGTACCGCCAACTATATTACCACCACCAATTGCATCCTTTCCAACTCCTGCCCAATATCCCGAAATTTCCTTTTGTGTATTTATTACCAACTCAGCCAATCCAATTGCTTTCAGAACATCTGCATTCTTTTTTCTGTTCTTCTCATCGAGAGCAAGTAGTTCAGAAATACCACTCAATGCACCTAAAACCAATTCATATCTTGCCTCTTGAATTACTTTGTCATTTTCTAAAGCCTGTTGATTGTCTGCAGTAATTTGGGCATTCGTATTTTTATTTTGTTGTATTCTATTTGCATCAATTGCAGTTGTGAGTGCATCAATTGCAGCCTGTCCTGCTTGCTCTGTAGCAAGTTCCTGTTGATTGCGTTGATTGTCTAATTGAACAACCTCATTATTGTATGCCTCTTGTGTTATTTTACCATCTGCTAAAGATTTATCTAAATTATTTTTTGAAGTTGTGTAATATGCTTGGTCATTAGCAATCCTCTGTGCCTGTGCTTGTAATTCTAATTCAAGTTGTTTTTGAAGTCTACTTTGTTCGACTGCCAAAACTTGATTTTCAAAAGATTTTAGGAATGCAATTTCCTCTGCAGAAAGTTGTTCGTTCAAAGATTGTTTTTTCTCAATCTCTTGTTTTTTCAACTCTAAAATTTGCTGCTGTTTATTTGCCTCTGCATCAATTTCAGCCTGTTGTATTTTAAGATTATTATCTAAAATAGTTTGTTGCTGTTCCTGAGTTTGCTGTGCATATTTTTGTTGTATTTCAAGAATCTTGATTGCACTCTCTTCAGTTATTCTTTTACGCAACTCTGCCTCCTCTTTTGTTCCCTTTTCAACTGCAGCAAGTTGCTCCTGTTGTGCTAAAAGTTGCAATTGAATTTCTCTCTGTTGTCCATCAAGAGTATTCTGAATTGTCAACTTACGCAACTCATTTATTCTCTTTTGCGTTTCTTGCTCTGCTTTCAATCTATCCTCTCTTGCACTTGCATTTATTGCAGCAATCTCAGTCAGATAGTTGTCTTCTATTACTTTTTTTGCATCGGCAGTCAAAGTTGTGTCAAGCAACTCCGCATCACGTTTTTCTTTCGCAATTTTTTTCTGCAGTCCAATTGTATTTTTTCCCTGTAATTCAGCACGTTTTAACTCGTTGCTTAATAAGGAAACTTGGTTGTCAATTGCTCTTTTATTCTCTGCCTGTATTGTGCGAGAAAGTTTTACTCTATTGTCTTCTAATTTGTCATTTTTCTCATCTTCCAATTGGAGAATTTTTACGTTTAATTCCTCAAGTTGTTTTAATTCTTCACGGGAAGCCTCTCTCGTTTTTTTCGCACGTGCAATTTCTTCAGCAAGAATATCACGGGCTTTTTTCTCTCTGTCAATTTCAAGTTGTAATAAATCTTGCTCTGCTTTTGTCGCTGCTTCCATTGCTGCAATACGCTCGTCAATTGTTTTTGTATTGTCTTCTGATGCACGTGTGTTGTCATCTATTGCATCTTGCAATTCTGCAGCCCTTCTGATATTTTTTATATCCTGTTTTTCAAGTTCTATTTTAGCCTCTTCAAGTTCTATTGCACCTTTCGCTGCATCGGCAGCACCTCCGTAAAATCCTTTGAACGCATCAATTGCAGCACCGAAATCAAGAGTGAGAATTGCCTTTGTAATATCAAAAATTGACTTTAAGTACAAGTCAAAAATTGCCTTTCCTGCAGCAAAAATTTTTGTTACACCATCTTGAACGCTTTGCAATTTTGAAAGGTATGCTATAAGACTACCGACTAAAACTACAATTGCTCCAATGCCTGTTGCAATGAGTGCTTTACCGAATCCAATTGTGGCAATTCGCATACCTGCAAAACCTTTTGTACCGCCATCTGTAGCAACTTTTAATTTCTCTACATTTTGTACTGCTTCACCACCAAAAGATGATGTGAGCGTTTCTGCTGCAGCCTCAGTTGTGTTTGCTAACTTTTGACTTGCCTCTCCTGCAGAATTAGTTGTACTAAACCACTTTTTTGTGTTGTCAATTGTGACACTAAATGATTCAGATAATTTTTTTACATTTTCTTTTGCACTTGAAAAACCTTCTACAACTTTCTCCGCTCCCTGTTGTACTAAATTGAAACCATTTTTTACGTTTTGCAGAGTGGTAAAAATATCACCTAAGACTCCGTTAAATAGTCCTGTATCCTGTAATGCCTCTTTAATGGATTGTGTGTAATTACCTACATTCAATCTACCATCTTTGATTGATGCGTTGAATTTTAATACACCCTCTTTTAATTTTAATACCTCTGCTGCTGCTGCCTTTCCTTGCTCTGTAAGTTCAAAAGTTCCATCTGCAGTTTTACGTAAATTTCCTGCTTGGGTTTTTAACGCAACCTCTGCATTTTTCCATTGTCGATACAACTCCTCGTAACTACCTGCAGCAGCGTTATTTTGTCTTACATTATCTTGTAAAGTTTTGTTGGCATTTTTTACATCCTGCTCTGCAACTTTTATCGCTGCATCATATCTCTTAATTGCAAGTGTTGCTTTGTCATATTGTGCAGAATTGTAACCGAATGTTTCACCAATCTGCTCAAGTGATTTATACAACTCATCTTGCTCGTTGCGTAATGTTGCAACATTTATCTCTGCCTCTCTTACTTTCTTGACATAGTTTGATGTTTCAATGTCAAGTTCTAAGAGAATTGTTTTATCTGCCATTTTTTTAATCTATTTTTAATAACACAACTTTACAAGGTTCACCGCTAACCCAATCGGATATTTGTTCAATGAAAAAATAACTACTGAATTGAGAGAGATAAATAGGCAGACGAAAATCAAGTTTTTTTATATCAGTTGGTTCTAAATACAACTGCACTGTGAGTTGTCGATACTGCTCTGTAATCTGCTCTAAAAATCTGTAATACTCATCAAACATATATGAGTCAAATCCAAGTTGTCTTGTAACACCTTGCACTTGATTTTTATTATTGAAATTGAAATAACAATAGGGAATATCTACTGATGTATTTACAGAATACAACGGCAATCCTGCATTCGTGTTATTCCTGTAATTTAAATTGTATCCCTGATTTGGTCTTGTCAATAAATACAACACACGTTGTTTTCCTGCGTTGTATGCTTTTACATTATCAATCCATTGCTGCAGAGTGAATGTTGCCTCAGATGAAATAAATCTTTTCATTTTCGGCATATCTTCGCTCTGTGCAAATCCCTTTCTCATTTCGCTACCTGAGTAAGGCACATTGACAATAGTTGTTTCAATAGGCAATGTTCCATCTCCTACAGGCATTGTGTATTGTCCTATAAGACTATTTTTTAAGGAATCTTCATTGGTGTATTTTAACACACTACTTTGCCCATATCCTTTTGCACGTGTAGTCCAAAATGCGTTATCAAAATTTACAACTTTTGAACTCCAATCGAGAGCAAGAGGTATATTTTCTTTCAGTTTTTTTATTGTAAAAATTTCAACCTCTTTTGTGTTGTCATTTACAATAAACAATGCACCGAAAATCTGTGCAACCGATTTTAAGAATGCACCGATTGTAATATCAGGCAACGGAGCAACACTTGTCAAAATAGATTTTGTCCATTGACGAGGGTTGTAATTTAATAATTCAATTCGCCTATCTTCTTTTGTTGTGTTGTTATCTTTTACAAATGTTACTTCCCAAACTAAGTTTGTCCAATCATTAGAAAAAAAGTTGCCAAAAAATTCTAAGTAATAACGAGTGTGAGGTATTGTATCAAAATCAAACTCCAATTCGCACGTATGTACAGGAGTTGTGATTTGATTAAACGGCACATTGTCAACTGCAAAAGCATACAACCCTACAACATTGACAGGACTACCTGTAAATGTGGTTGTGCCGTTACTTATTTTTAAAGTTGTATTTACAGGCACTCCAAATTTTTCATCATTGTTATTTTGGTTGTAATCATTTACAAACCATTGTTTGCGTACAGGTGCTGCATCATCTTCATACAGGAAAAATCCTGCATTGAAAAATCCATTTCCAAAAGGAGTTGCAGGAGTAAAAGTAAAAGACAACTTTACGTGTACTCTTACTCTATCACAGAACATAAAGTACCCAAAATCGGGAATACCAACTACGTGTGGTACTATAGTATAACCACATTCTTTTATACCCGATGCAACAAGACCTGCACCATCAAAACCCTCTACAGAAATCCATTGGTCAGAAAATACAACTACCTGTGGAACACCTGCAACAATAGAATTTATATCGTTGTTTTTTGTTACCCACGTATTTCGTGCTGCATAATTTATATCACGACCAAATTCTTCACTCGTTGGAAAAATTATTTTTTTCAGGTCGTCAGAATTTACAACATCACCTATGAATTTATATCCTGTGTAATCTTCAATACCCTCTAATACTTTCTCCCAAGTTGTTGCAGGTAACAACCTTTCAAAGTACACTATATCATTGGTTGTATTTATATAAAACTCATCCTCTGAGTAGTCTATGATTGGATAGCAAATTTCATCGGCTGCACGTTTGGCAATAATGTTTTCAAAGTTGTAAAATTGCTCACTCCCTTCAATACAAATTTTACGCAACTTTTGATTGCTAATACTTTGAAAGAAAGGACTTGCACCTGTGTAAAAAGTCAACCTCAATTCACGTGTGCTTACTCCGTTGTCTTCAATGATAACATTACCGCTTGCAACTTCAAGACCTTCCACAATCAATACGGCAGGATTTACCCTATATGGAAATTCAGAGTTGTAAATAAATACACTTGAATTTTCTAATATGCGTCTATTCCTGTCGGTATTTGGCACAACGAACGAACGTGTGTATCCACCTACCTTCTCTGATAAATCGCTGAAATTTTGAGTTTGAAAAATACTTGCAATTTTTTCAGATTGCGACATATCTAAAAACTCATCATTTACTCTCAGCCTAACGTCTGCCATCAGTTTGGTATTGAATACAACTCAGGATATACAATAGAGACTTCAATCTCTACTGCATTGCTGTTGATTTTATACTTGAATCCCTTAGGGGAAATACGTACACCAATCCAAGCAAGTTCGGGATTTGCAGGGAGCATTGTACTATCATACAACGCATATACCTGAGGACTCCGCTCAATTTCAATCAATCCACTCAAGTATTTTTTTTCTACAACATCACCCATTGTAATACTCTTAAATTGCCTTGCTTCGGTAATACGTTCCCGATATAGTGCAGTCGAAATATCTTCGTTGTAAACCTCGTATGCACCTGCCTGACTTGCATTATATGACACCTCGTATTTTTTATCGAATAGCCAAAAATCCCAACCGCCTACAGAATTTTTCCACATTAAATAAATCGGTTCTTCTCTGCAGTCGTTGTCGATATTTATTCGCAGATTTTCACTCACAGCAAAAGGACTTACAGGTATTGCAGATTGTTCTAAAATATAACCTGCTTGCACGTATCCTGTTGGCATATATGACACCGCAGCAACTCCGAAATTTTCAAGAGTAAAATCTTTGTAAGGTGATGTTGTATAGGTCACAGGATTTATTTGATACAACCCTGCACCCTCTCCTGTATTGATTGGTATATTCAGAGTGCCTGAGTTGTCAGATAATGCAGCCTGCAAAGAATAGTTTTCATATCCTTCCGATAGCATAAATGATACACTAAATGGATACGGATGAAAGTATTTTGCCTCTGAAAATGCAGTCAGTAATTTGGCAGGAAACGCAACCGATGTTGGTACTGCATAATCTGCAAAATTTTGTCCGTAGATTGAAAGCAAATACTTTGCACCATCGACAGCGTAGTATGTGTACGGGTCAAGTTGATAACCTTTCACAGTTGTACTGAGGTTGCCTTCAAATACAAATGAATCTTTCCACTCAAATGTAAAAGAACACCACCCACTATATTCTTCTTGAGTTGTACTAAATGAAAAGTTGTTTTTATTTACCTTCTCAATTCCGTATGTAAGAATATCCCGAACATCCAACTTGCACACTCCGTAAGAATCGGGAGTACCTTCGACTTCGCCTAATAATACAACCTCATTTAGAGAGGGGATAAAGGCAGTAATTCGCATAAAAATTTTATACGACTCCCTGTTACCCCAATTGACGTAACTCCCATCTGTATTGTAGGTTGTGTCAAAAGGTATATCTGTTCTAAGTTTCCAATTTGCACCACTACCCGATTCTATCAGAGTTACTTTGCCCGATATTTTTTTACCTTCAATGTTGACTAATGTTACAACGTCTCCAATTTGCGGAGTGAATCCTACAACATTACCTGTATAAAATGCTGTGTAGTTTGCAGAGTTGTATGTGTAAGAATACAACGTATCCCTGCGAAAAAATGTAAATATGTAAGGCTGTCGCATCGATTGCCATCGCACAATTTCACCTGTAACTGAATTTATTTTTTCGGGTCTATTGTATGTAATCATCTGTTGTTCCAATGTTGCACAACGTCCGATAAAACGTCCGTGCGTAATTCGTTACCAATCTCACTTAGCATTGTTTCAATTCTCTCATCACTCAATACGCTTGTATAAATATCTCTCCGCTCTCCTAAAAAATGCAGCAACGTACCTCTGCGATGTATTGCACGTGTAATAATAAAAGACAACGTATCTTTTGACATTCCATCTTCAGGCTCAATACCTCTGTCATCAATCCATTGTCTAATAATATCACGCAACTTTCCATTTCCACCTCGTTGTGTTTTTCCTCTACCTTGCTCTACGAATGCCCAACCAACACCACCGCTAAGAATGAAATTCAATCCGCCATCTTGCTCGGTTATACTATATGACAAACTCTCAGAGGTACGTCCGCTTGCGTTGGCATCTTCTGCAACCATTGCAGCCTGTAGTTCCGTAATGAGTTTACTACCTTCTCTCTCAAGAATTGCAGTAACTTTTTTTACATCTAACATTGGTACGGAATTGGCTCTTTTATCTGCATTGTAAAACTAAATGCGTAGCCACACAAATTGTCATCGTAATCGTGCAAAAATTCCTTGCGTTGTATTTTACCAATCGCTCTCATATTCAGAGGATGTTTATTCAAGTTTGTAATGAACCGATAAAAAACATTCTGCAATGTTTCTAAAGTTGTAAGATACAACAATGTAGAGTCGTTGTCATTTGCTACATCCGCAGTAAAATCTACGAGCGAACTAACCTCTCCCATAATGTTGTATTCTGTAGTAACTAAACTATTCATTGCAATTGTGTCGATAGGGTTTACAAGGTGTACCCATATACGTGGATATTTTTCGCTCTCTATGTTTGCATAGGCTTTCATACCTCTGCCGTAATGCTCACAGCCTGTTGTATTATTTGCCACATCCTGCAGGATTGTTTCTATTGTACGCATCTTTTTATTTGTTACGTTGTGAAATAATTTTATTTAATCTATTGCTGTACCTTGCCTCCTCTGCTTTCCGATACAGAGTGATAAATGCCTCTGCATATTCTAAATTAAATACTGCGTTGTATTTTGTCACATCCCCACCTGCAAGAGAATAAATCACATTGAACTCTGCGAACTTGTCAAAGTTTTTTATTCCTGCTTGCAGTTCCATTTCTTCGTGCGGTACATTCAAGACGTTGTTTTCTTTGGTAACCACTTCAGATAACCACGCAAAAAAAAATTTGCTTCGGGGTATGCTTGCACAACAGGCATATCTAATACTCTCGACTCAAAGTTTTTTACCTGCTGCTCATCCCATTTTTTTTCAGGATGTATATAGGGTGCGTAATAACACGACAAGGTAGGAGCAATCAATTTGTAGTGTGGTAAATTATTTTGCATTGCATTATTTACCAACTGCTGCAAATACAACTTTTGTCCTAATTTACAACGTGATGGGTCTTCAATTTTGTCAAAAGAGAATCTGCCGATTTCTACTCTGTCGGGTCGTTTCAATTCAAACAGATTTATTTCCTCTTTTAGAAATTCCATTTCGGGCATCACATACAAATCAAAAGTTTGCACAGGTGCATTTGCAAGTGTATCATACGACAACCCTGTAAAGATTGAAAGCAAGCGTATGCCATCTAACTGAGTTGCATTTTCTGCCAACTCAATAAATTGTTTCAGTGTCACCTCCCTCCATTCTGTGGGAATTGTGTACGTGTATTCGTTCAGTTTTAATTGTATCATCGTACCACTTGTTTATTGGGCATTTTGCGTCAGGGATTTTTGTTTTGATATTCATCAAACATCCGCACAATTCAACCTCTTCCCCGTTGTGATTTATTACCTCACCTACAATCGGCTTTCCGCACGTTACCACATCATACAACTTTTGAGAGTATTCGCATTCGATGCACTTGAGCATCCTGCGTTTCCATCTTCTGTAGACACGTAATTTCATAGGTTGTATTAAATCAAAATCGACTATCATAATGTTGGAAACGCTGACGAGATTTGCACTCGCATTCCATTGTGTTACGGCACAACGTGTGTTGCTTATTTACACTACAGCGTTCATTTATTCTATTGTTGTATTTGGATATTCTGAGAGTAATTTCTTGAGTTGTTTTTTTGCACGTTCCATTGTATGGTAGTCTGCAAATGTAATTGTAATAACGTGCGTTTCCTCTTGCATTGGTTGTACTGAATCACCATCTGTAGATGGAATATCTAATCCCCATTGTTGTAATAAATTACAATCCCATTCATTGGCAAGCATATCCCAATCCCACTCCCCATACCCTACGTTGTCTTTTATGATAAACTCTCTCTGCTGCTCTTCTGTCAAGTCGTGTGCATATACAACAGGTATCTCTTTTACCTTTGCATCTATGCAAGCACGTAGCCTCATATTGCCACCTAACACAACACCCTCTGCATTTAATATCAGAGGGCGGAGTTGTAACATTTGAGGAAAACTTTTTATCGACTCTACAAGCAACTTGAACTTGTCATCTTTGACAATACGAGGGTTGTCGGGATTCGGTTTTATCTCGGCAGCCTTGACAAATTTAAGGTTGTATTTTATTGCACTCATTGAATTACTTTCAGATATTGAATTGCGTCAATGATATTTTTTTTGTCTGCATAGGGAACAATCGCAAAGTATTGTTTGATAACATTTGCGTTGTGTTTTAATACACTACGCAGTACGCTCTTCACTCTGCGTTGTGTGTACTTTGTCTCAGGAACATCGCCTTTCATATTGTGCGAAAATGCAACACTATTGAGAATGCCTGTGACTCTTGCAACCTCTTGCAAGTAAATTTCTGTCAGTTGTATTTTAGTCATCTTCGCATAGGTGCTATCCGATACAACGAGCGAATCTGTAACAATCGAATCAGGTGAAAGTGTATTCTGTGCAGTTGCAAAAGAACACAACAAAGTCAGAGAGAGAATGAGAAATTTTGCTTTCATTTTTTTTATTAGAGTATAGTTGTGAGAATGAGCAACGCTGTGAGAAAACCTGTTTTAATGTTGTGCCATTTTTTCATTCGTTGTATTTTTTCTTCGTACTTTATATTCGCAATGTGCAGCGTATCCACAATGCTGTCGCTCTCTACAATTACAGAGTCAAGCGTTTGAATATATTGACTTGCCATAGTTACAACGCTGTCAAGTAACACAACCTGTGCCTGTAGTGTATCGACTTGACGCTTGTAAACTTCAAGTTGTTTTTTTTGAATATCGTATTGCTTCAATTCCTGCAGAGCAGAAATGAGAGCAGACCTTTCAACGCAGACTATCCGCTTCTGTGTAACGCTCTGAGAGAATACTTGAAAGTTCAGAGTCAGTAAAACGATGGTAGTCAAATTTAGCAACCGCATTTTTTTCATTTTGGAGTTGTGTGATAATGTATTCCTGTGCTGTGAGTGAGTTGTCTAAAATTTCAACAGAGTCCTGTAGTGATGTCATCCGACTCCAATTCGTGTACGATGTTTTTTCAAGTTCACTCAATCGCACTTTGTATCCATCAATTCTGTGCATCAATAGTGTACTTGTCTCATTTGCCTCGTTAAATTTCCTGTATGGGTATACATAAAATACAACTCCCAAAATCACTGCAGATGAGAGCATTCCGATGAGAAAGAAACGTGTATTGTTCATAGAGCAAAGGTAGTTTTTTATTTCAACACGTGAACTTTATTTTTCACTTTGTTCGTTGTCTTACTTAACAAGTACACAGAAGCGTATCGACCTGCATCAATGCAATGATTCCAAAAGTCTACAGGAACATTTAACGACTTGCCTTCTTTGTCAACCTTCCATCTGTAGTTGCGAAATTCTTTTATGATGTTCACGCTACGTTGTGTGATATTTATACGCTGCTGCAGTAGTGTATCAATACCACTACGCACGGAGTCCGCTCCCTTCTCTGCAGGGATTGCCCTCACTCCTGCAAGTTGTAATTCGTGAATACTCTTTGGCTCTGCAGAGTCACACACGCACACGCATTTTTTTAAGTTGTCATCTGACACAATCAGCCGTGCAATGTCTGCATTGGTCATGTGTGTATTGTAGCACAACTCATCCCAATATAGTTCGCCATCGCTGTAGGTAATTAACACAACCGATGTCGGGTCATTACTGAATCCAAAATCAATTCCGATTATTTGCTTCGGTGATTCGGGAACGTATGTAACAATTTTGTAGTTGTTAAAAATGACACCTTGCAAATTTCCAATTTCTCCCTCTCCGTACACTTTCCACCAATTTGGGTCACGTTCTTTCCTGCTCTCAATATCGGCAAGTATATTCTTATCTAACAACTCGTTATTTCGGTACGTACTTTTGATAAATTCAATTTTGCGTGTTGTATCATTTAACAACTCTGTGTGTACCCAAAATTCAGAGACAGGATTGTAATCTAAGAAAGTACACAACTTTGTTCGTATTGCTAACTCTTGAAAGGATGAGTAAGTTATATTATTACACTCATTTATAAAAAGAATATCACGCCTCGCCCCTCTGAGTTTACTGCTTACATCTGCAGAGAAAAATTCAATTGTGCTTTCTCCGATTGTAAATGTATTGTTGCTCTTGTTGTGTATTGTATCAGAGTACAACCCTTCTGCATTTAGGATGTTTGTAAAATCACGCAACGCACCACGTTTAAGATGTGGCAAGGATTCCGACACAACAGAAATGTGCAGACCTTTTTTACGTGCTGCAATCAAAATCAAAAGTTGTAATATAGAGTAAGTCTTAGAGGATGACGTGCCTCCCTGATTTACAATGTACCTTGCGTTGTCTTGAAAGGCAAGTATATTTTTAGTGAATACAGAGGTGACTTTCACAGAGAGTCGATTGCATTACGTGTGTTGTCATCTTGCGTAACTACGTTGATAGATAACGCAACTCCGTTTGCACCTGTTACCTCTGTGCGTTCTGTGTATCCACGTTCTTTGCCTTTGTGTTTTAATACAAACTTTGCAGTATCAACTCGCACACGTTCGTTCTTACTGCGTAGACCTACAGAAAGCACGTGTTCTGCAAGGTCTAATTCTTCCTGCATTATTTCATTTAATTTTTCTTTATCTGCATTCGCACGTAACCACACAGAGGTACGACTATAGGAATCAAGGTTGTATTTTTTTACCAATGCTCGTGCAGTCGCTGCGTAGTTTCCTGCATTCTCACGGAACGTAATCCAAAATGCGTCATCTGAGACCTTTGTCATTTTGATAGGTTGTGTTTTATTTTTTTACAAATCTAAATGTATTTCGTTACAACTACAATATCAATGCCGTGTAGTGCAAGCATCAATTTTTTTTTGTAATTGAATATCGCTCCTGCAGGGGAATTTTTCCCTTTGCCTGTAACGAGGTATGGATTCTTAAAGTCGTGAACCTCTTCTCTGCCATTGGCATATTTTACAACGAAGTCTGCTCTGTAGTTCCCGATGTATACACCATTCACCACGAATGAATACGTTGTTTGCCTGTCTATAGAAACAATTCGCTCACTCTCATTGGTTGCGTTCTTTAGTAACTGCAACTTTTGAAAGTATTTATATTCACCCATAGAGTCGAACATTCCTGCGGATGTGCGAACTTTTTTTGCGTTGTATTTATTTGCCATTGTGCTAAAATACAAAGGGGATGAAATCAGATTCCACCCCCGATGTACCCAAATGAACACAATGTACAGAGGGTGAAAGTAGTGTTTTAATTTAGGGAATGTTTTCACGTGTGTGCATCTGACTCAAAAGTAGGTTGTATAAAAAGAGAAAGGACTCACAATTGTGAATCCTCTCTACAACCAATGGAAGCACTAAAAGAAGCGTAGTGCAAATATACAACTAAGCAGGTATGTTGTACTCGCTACGTGCAATTATTTTTCCGTCCTCTGCTTTTATTGCGTAATACTGCAACCAATCACGTGTAATGAATAGTTGTTTTCTTAGACCTTTCTGAGAGTCAAGTAAGAATTGACCTTCTGAGAGTAGGAATCTTTTATCTACCTTGTAAACGCAATCCGTATCGGTTTCAATTATTACAACTTTGTCGAATGCCTTTGCAACTTTCAAAAGGTAGTGATTGAATCCGTATGCGTTGTGTGATTTTAGAACGTGCTTAGATGAATCTCTCAGCAGGTAAAGTGTAGATGTATCGTAATTGACTCTGCCTACAAAGTGCCTGTGCTGTTCTGTTGGTAGTGTGATAAAAATATCTATTCCATTGTATCGGAGGCATTGTTCTGCGAACAAAATAACTCCGTATCCATCTTCTGCTCTGTACATTGGTTGTGTTCTTTAATAAAGTTTAGTACGTGTTTAATGATGTCCATTGAGGTTGTATTTTTCTGATACCTTATCAGAGTAATTGAGTCGGCTAATTCATCAAGAGGATTTGCCAAATAATTTTCTTTCAATCTTTTAAGTTCCGAAAGTTCACTCTCAAGTTGTGCAATTTCTGCATCAATCAATTTGCTTGTTTTCATTTTTGTCCTCTATGATTTTTTTTACTTGCTCCCAATGTTGACCCGATGAGGTCAACCCACCTATTGAATACACATCAATAAATGTGTCGATGATTAGCAATGCAATTTTCTTTTCATACAACTCCTGTGAGAGTAGGGAGTACGCTCTCAGATTGTGTATTTTCTCAACTATATCTTCTGCATTCTGCTCAGGTGTACGCTGCGGAAATTTATTTTCTTTCATTTAAAATATCGGGTAATTTTTTGGGCTGCAGGAATTGAGCAGGATTAGAATCAAAAGTAAAATTGTCAACTTGTCAAACATTGTAACCGAGTACCGATTGAACATCTTTTGTTTTATTTTGTTTTTCTCTGTAGTGTTTGCCTCTGAGATTTTCATTTTCTTCCTGCAGTTTTCTTCTCGCTCTACCGATGGATTCTTGAGAGTAGTAAATGCTGTCAGGCTTTACATATTCGCACAGAAATTCGTATGCAGTAAGTTGTTTCATTTTATCTACGCCTCCACTCTGCAATGTCCAAATTCTTGCACATAACATTTTGTCGGAGTCTCTGTATTTCTCATCTGCTGCAAGGTATTTTTTTACAACGTCCTGCAGTACGTCAATTTCTATTTCAATTTTCATAGTTAGGCAGGTTTTCAATTGGTGAGATAATTGCATCAATACGCAACAATTCTGCTCTGAGATTTTCAATGTACTCCTGTAGGTATCTCATCGTATTGAGTTGATGGAATCGCCATCTATTCTCAGGTATAGTTGCCTTTGCAGACACCTCGCCACATTCCCACCTGTCTAACCTGTCAATGCAGTCTAAGAGGTCTCCGTACAATCGGTCACGCTCATCAATAAAAAATTTCTTTGGATTTTTTTGTGCTTTCATTGTGCTTTCCTTTGGTTGTTTTTTTATTCAATTTCCCCTTCTGATTTAAGTACACGTTCAGTCCATCGTAGTGCAGGTTCACCACCCCACAATAGGTATGAAATTGTGCCACACGCTTCGGTGTCATTAGGTTTGTAATAAGTCGCAGCACGACTCAGATAAGAGTACATTCTCTTGATTGTATCAAGTGACAAC